AACCGTGTACGTAACTTCTCCTGCTTGATGCCGACCGCGCAGTATTTGCCAGTATCCGGCAACACCGCATTCAGAAATTCGGTCAATGTCATAGGGATACTTCGGGTTAATGGCGGTCAATATAGTTTTGTATTTTCTTGGCGGTTTCAGGGCGTGGTGAATACTCACCCGCAAACCACGCATAAACGGTTATCTTTGTAACTCCCGCAATCTCGGCAACCTTCTTCACCGATATATTTTTCTTGATGCAAGCCCTGCCGATTTTTACGCCGGACAACTTTCTATTAGCTTGTTTGTTCTTTAGCACGGTGGCTAGTGTGTAACCAATCATCGCTGTCTTTCGTTAGGTGGGGGTACTAACCGCCCGTCTACAAGCTTTCAAAAAGTATAAGACGGCTTTCCCCCCGATTGGTTTACTCGTCGCTGTCGTCAGCCCATGCGTCAAGCACAGAGGCAACGTCTTTGGATTCCGTTTTCTTCACGGCACGTTTGACAGGTTCGTCGACGGCAGGTTTGGCTTCAGCCACAGGCTCTTTAAAGGGAGAAGGCTTGGGTGCATCGCCATCTACTTGTGCCACAGTTTGTGTCACAGCGGCCAATGCATCTGCTGATTCACCTTGTGCCTTGCTCTCAGCCAACTCATCCACAGACAAGGGGCGCACTGCGCGGAAGGTCAACTTAGGTGTTGCACTGGATGTATCAAAACGCATCTCAGTCACAACGGCTGTCACGGGAATACCATGACCACCCAAGAACTTAGCGTACTGTTGCAATGGCATCTTGCCGTTATCACCCGTGCCAAAGATCGACTGACCGGGTAACGACAACTGATACACATCACCCGACAGATTGTTTTCCAAAGCCACGGCAATACGCTGATTGAAGCGGCAAGCACGGCTATCACCTTGACCAGAACCTTTGATGTTCTGTTGGCATGAAGCACAGTTAGTGCTCTGTGGGTCTTTGACGCCCTTGTCAGGTGTTACGCCATCGTTAGATGAGCAAGAAGGTGCAGAGTTCTGGCCTTCCACGTATGTACCTGCATAGTACTGACGGGATGTTTTCTCAGCAGAGCGCACGACCACCACGTTCATAGCGCGTTCGTCATTCTGTGCAACTTCTTTACCGCCAACGATCATGCGGAATACACCGCCGCGAATGGAGATACGTTTGCCTGTACCACCGCCACCCATCAGGGCTTTGGTTGTTGCATCCAGTTCAAGGTTACGCAAGTGGGCTGGGAGGGTGTTACCACCTTGGGAGAAGAGAGCGATGTCAGACATTTGGTGTTTCCTTTTTGATGAAAGTGTTAATGATTTCTAAGTCAATGTTAAAAAATTTGGCAAGGTCACTAGCGAAGAATCGATAGTTCTTACCAACGCGGATGAAAGGTATACGCTTCTCAGGATTTTCTTCCTTGATAAGCGCGTGAACAGTTGACGGTGCGACTTGCAATAGCTTTGCCACCTGCGCCAACGTAAGGGCAGTTTCCAATTTAGCTTCTCCTGACAGTTACAGTATATTTGTGATCCACGTTCAATCCCGTTGGAAGTACATCAGGATTTTCCCGTAGGAACTCTTTCATATTCAACTGCGATATGCGCCGCTCAACTAAGTCAAGTGCGTCATGGTCACGTATGAATTTGTGCATTGCAGCCCAGTCGCCTGTCCAGTAGCGTGTTTGCACTGTACGTATCGCTGTGCCGTGGGCCGTCTTGATACTCTCGGCTCCTGTTGCTTTGCAAGTCTCAAGCAAGTTTGATTCGACCAAACCCATTTGCTCTTTGATTGCAAGGTCTTCTGCTTCGTACTTCGCTTTGAGGGCGGCACGGGCATCGCGCATCTTAATGTATACGCGTACTAATTTATCTGCTGTTATATCCATGTTGCTTTCCGTTTCGTTTTTTGGTTAATGATACATCCTATCTTTACTTTGTCAAGTACCTCCATAAATTTATTTGTTTAAGTCGAATTCCTCTTTATAAAGTTCCATTAAATTAAACTGCGCTAACTCTTTTGTTTCTAAAGCCTTGTACAGCTTGGCCTCTACTGGACTTCCTTGGAGCTTGACAACTAAACATTTGTTCACCTGCCCTGCTCTGTGAATACGTGCATTAGCTTGCGCGTATGTCTCGTATGATGTGATGGGTGCCCACCATACAATCGTGTTTGCCGCGTGCAAGGTGACACCGTGTGATGCAGCTTGGGGTTGTATGACAAGCACCTGTGGGTCTTTCTCATCTTGAAACTTGCGGAATATTTCTGTGCGCCTGCCAGCAGGTACACCCCCGTGTATCACATCCACTGTGTAGCCATCCCTACGCAGTTCCTCAAACAAAATCTCAATGGCATGGCGGTATGGGGCAAACACCAATACCTTATGGCTGGATTCGTCAATGACTTCTTTGAGCACCGCTGTGCGACTGCTAGAGTCAAAGGTCACAATCTCACCACTATCGGAATAGACTGCGCCACAGGAAATCTGCAACAGTTTGTTCAGCTTAGCGGCGGCGTTGATGGCCGTGACTTCCTCCCCTGCCGCCTGCATAGCCATCACCTTGCGTAGCTTCTCGTAGTAGCGCACCTGTTGTGCGGTCATGGGAACCTCACGCTCCGCGTATAGCAAGTCTGGCAGGTCAAGGCATTGCTCTTTGGTAAACCTGATGGCAGGCTGTAGCAGTGCGCTGACCGTCTGCTCTGCGTTTCGTTTGGGTGCCCACTTGAACTGAGTGATCTTGTTCATCACCTGATCGCGGTACATGGAAAAACTTCGGGGTGCAGCCGATGGGTTAACTAGCTTAGCCAGACCATACGCATCAAGGGGCGACTGCGAGGCGGGTGTACCTGTCAACATCCACAACCACATATTTGGTCTGACGATCCGGTTCAGGGTGCGCCAGCGTGTGGTAGTTGCAGTCTTGTAGGCGTTAGCCTCATCGATCACCACCATGTCAAAGCCTGCCTTGATGATGTCGTTTTCCACAATGGGAACACCATCGTAATTGATGATTACAAATTCAGCATCTGAGTTAATGATTTGTTGACGCTTCTCTTTTGAGCCATAGGCAATGCCAACCTTGCGGTGCATAGCCCCTTTGAAAATGTCGTTCTGCCACGCTGACTGCATGATTGAAAGGGGGCAGATAATCAGCACGCGTTTGATGTGCTTGGCGTTCATCAAGTAATCACACGCCCATGTGATAGACAAAGTTTTACCAGTTCCCGGTTCTGAGAAGCAGAAGGCACGCCTGTGCAGGGTTAGGAACGCGGCTGTTTGTTTTTGGTGTGTAAACGGTTGGTAGATGCCCGGCCAACCATACTTGGCAACGATGGGGGATGGTACGTTCTTAACCTTCAGGTTCTTTAATACCTGCGCTTCTTCCAAACCCCAGTGCACCATCACTGTACTGATGGGGCCTTCCTCAAGCAATGCGCTCTTGGGTATCACGTTCAAGACCCTGTACGGGTTCTTTAATTTAAGTTTTAGTGCTTTTCCGTCAATGATTTCCATACATGCTCCAATGCATAACAGACCGAAAGTGACATCCACTTCGATCATTAAGTAACACCTTACGGGTGTCATTCGGTCAGATCATCTAAACGAAAAATAAAGACTCTGACTGATGCGGTTTAAAGGGTTCAACTCAAAAAAGCCCCCCGTGCCCGCCACTCACACCTAACGCGGCACGTATTATTTTTTCTTGGGTTTGTTTACCTTTACGGTGTGGTCGCTGTTGCGGCTGAATGAACGGTTGGCGCTCGGTGCTTTGAGTTGCAAGTTACCTTTGGCTGTGCTTCCACCTTTAGATAGTGGGCGCTTGTGGTCAATATCTTTTCCCTTACGGTCAATGCCTTCTTTGTCGTATAGGTCGCGTGCTTGTTCACGCTTTCTTCTTGTAGGTAATTCATTTCTGTCCAACTGCTGTTGGTATTCTTTCTTATAGGGTCTGGCTTTGGTTACATAGGGCATATCATTTCCTTCCACAATGGGCGCAGGATGACACCCAGCAGTAATTTTTACACAATCCGTTGGGTTTTGCATTCCAAATATCTGCACTGTAGGCACCTTCCAACATCATGACTTTAGGCATCCAGTTGCCCCAGTACCTGTGCTGTTGTTCTACCTCAAACATAGTTGGCACAAACTTATCCTCGGCTAGGAACAGCAAGCCACCTTTGACCTTCTTGACTTCTGGGAACATCTTGAACACCGCAAGTGCCATAAGTTCCAACTGGCCTAGGTCAGCGTAGCGGGACTTGCCTAGCTTGTAGTCAACCACACGGGCTTCTCCCTTCTCACGGTCAACAATCAACAGGTCAGCCACGCCACGGAACCAACAGTCAGGGGAGAAGAAATCGCAGGGTTCCAGCTTTTCAGTCAGTGCCATCTTTAATTCACAGAATTTCTCGCCCTGTATCTTGAGCAGGCTATCAAGCGCAGGCTTGATGAAGGCAAACTTCTCAGGTATCTCCTTGCCATCCCGTATGTACAACTCAGCAACCTCATGCACCAGCTTGCCGTAGAGGGCTTGCTCACCCTCGGGTTCTTTGACATCCTTGAGTACCTTGGTGTGGTAGAACTTCTTGGGGCAGGTGGTAAACGTCTTCAAGCTACTGAATGACCATGCAGGAATCTTCGTCATCAACAATCTCCGTAACTCAATCCCATACCGCTTTCGCAGTTGACAGGTAAACCTTCAGCCCATGACGGAACCCAACGCATGCAGGATTCCACATAAGCACGTGCTTCATCGGCTTCTTCTTGCCTAGCGACAATACCAATAGCATCGTGCACAGTAAGCACGACCTTGTATCGCTTAGCAATTTTTAGCATTTGATCACCAATGATACACCTTGCAATGGCCTGTGTGAAGTTTTCTACAACTTTTCCACCATAAATTTTAATGCGCCCGTTGCGTGTTTGATATGTAAACTGCCGCTTGTCATTCTCAATGGACTCATCCAACACGCTGTAATAAATGTGTAGCCCGTTCGGGAGGAGGATGCCTTTATTATCGACAGTCAACAGGCCATCCCGCCCAAGCTTCATGGTCATGCCACGCATCATGCAACGTAAGGCTTCTTGCGCTTCGCGCCACAGCACAGGGATCATGGGGTATGTGTTGCGATAAGTTTCAATGACCCGTTTCGACGTGTCGTCTTCAATGTCCACCCCGAAAGTTTTGAGTTGCGCTTTAAATTTAGGCGCTCCCATACCGTACCCCGCGCCCAAGATGGTTGTTTTACCAACAAACCTCTCGCCGTGTGAAACTTCTTCAACCGCCTTGCCATATATAGCTGAAGCCATGATTTTGTATACGTCTTCACCATTTGCAAATGCCTTCACTAAGTCATCCTGACCCGACTCCCAAGCCAACGTACGGGCTTCGATAGAGGATGAGTCAGCATCAATAAACATATAACCCTCGGGTGCGAGGATCGCCTTCTTCAGCTTGCCTGCGTTTGGCCCACGGCTTGGCAGGTTCTGTAGATTCACTGAGTCAGTACCGCCCCATCTGCCTGTGTGGGCAGCATAGTATCTAAGGGGCACAGGGAACGCCCCACGGTGGCTGATGTCAATGAACCGTTGCGTACGGGTTTCTTCTAAGGTTGACTTGGTGCCGATGCGTGCCGCGCACAGGGCTTGCACCCGTGGGTCATCGTGCTCAAGCAACTCTTTGAACGCCTCATCATTCTTGGCCAAGGCTAGGGTTAGCTTGCCCGTGGTAGGGCTGATCTTGGTGGGGGCTTCTACATCCAAGCCTCTTAGCATGGTGGCAAACTGTACGTTACTCATCAGGGTTTTGCGTACCTCTGCCTGCACTTCCTCATCACCAAGGATGTGCTTGACCGCAAGGTCTTGCTTGCCCACGGCTTGCAGGGCACTGACCAGATGGGCTTTCTTCTGTGCCACCGTGGTAACAAGGTGCGCCTTCAACGCTTCGGTATCCAACTTCAGCACAGGGTGGATGAACATACTCAACGTCAAATCAATCAGCTTGAGTTCAACTCTGGGAAACCCCGTGCTTATCATCATTTGAAAGATGTTGTACGTTAACTCCACATCATTGCGACAGTACGCACCATACTTGGCAAGGGCATCGGGGCTAAAGAACTCACGCCCTATACCTACAGCGTTCATAACCTCTGTACCCTTCTCACCCACACCATAGCGTAGAGCCATTGCCGCAAGGGACACGCTTTGATCCACGCCATGCAGGGCACGCCCCATGCTCATGGTATCTAGCCAGCCCTTGGGTTTGATGCCGTATCGCCACGACAAAATCGCACCATCGAACATGGTGTTGTGTGCAAGCACAAGCGAGTCATCCCACGGCAAAGTGTCCAGTATCTTTTGGATGTGCTCATTGGTGCCCGTCACCCACACACAGCGTTCATCGTTTATCTTGTATGCAAAGCCAATCGTTTCGTACCTGTTGTGACGCACGTACTCTTCCGTACTGATCTTAGTCAGGCTGTACTTCTGATCGTAGTAAGTCTCAAAGTCGATTGTAATTAGGTTCATGGTTTCCTTCTGTGCAGTACGTCAAGACCTTCTTCAATGATGATCTCGCTTGCTGATTTGTATACCGTGCCGGGGGGCGCAGGTATCCGCTTGATGACCACACGTTTGTGGGTAGGTGCTATCTCTTCTTGAAGCATGGCTTTGAGTTCCACTAAGTTATCTTCTCTTGCAACATAAGTCAGGCCATCGGCGTTCATGATCTTGTCAAGCTCACGCTTTTGTAGTTCAGTCAGTTGACCCTTGCCTGCCTTGCACTCAATCGCTACGAACCTGCCAGCCATACAGCCGATAATGTCGGGGATGCCTTGCCTGCCGTATCCGTTGGCAGGGGGCATGAAGTAGTAGATACCCAGCGCATCGAGGATGGCACGTACACGGGCTTTGACTTTGACTTCAGGTGTCTGTGCCATCGCTCACCTCAATCAGTTTAGCTAAGTAATGCTGTGCCTTACGCAAGTCATCAACCCCGTTCTTATGCTTCCAACGTGTGACGTACTTGATAATGTTGCCTTCAAGAAAACCAAGGTCATTGCTGACGATGTAGTCCCAAGGCTGTATAACTCTATCCATGTAGTGGTCACCGCCCACCTGCATATCATTGGCAGTGGGGAATAGTTCCAGTTGCTTTACGGGTTCAATCATTTTGTTTCCTTTAATAAGGTGTCGTAGTATTGCTTGGGCATGGGTGCTTTTTTTTCAAGAAACCCACGCAACCATTCAGCACCGCCAAGTTCGTTAAAAATAATCCACTGCCTGTCAGACATACGGATGTTTCTAAATGTTATTGGCTCAGGTGGTTTAGGTCTTGGCATCTTTTAACTTCCTGCTTATTACTCCGTTGGCCCAGCATCTTGCGCAGTGCCATTTGGTATGGTTCATTTGAATCCCACCTTCAGGCGGTTTCATCTCGTTACACTGTGTGCACTCTTTGTACTTGTGTAATGGCTGTGTGCTACCAATAGCCAATTGCCGCCTAACGAAACCGTTCATGCTTCATCTCCCTTACAAATACCGCGAAGCTTCCAATAGTATCTTTACCAAACGCGGTCATCTTTTCAATCTCTTGGGCAACTTCTTCGAGCGTAGCGTTGCGTATATTGGTATGGTCACGCGCAAGGTTTGCTTGAATCATTTGACGCTTACGCCACCCAAGGGCGCGTTCCCACACATTAAGTTGTGCTTCACTCATGTGTTCTTCTCTTTAAGTTTATTTTCAATGGCAAGGGCAAAAAGACCCCATGCCTGAATGCTCCCGTCTTTTTCTGCGGCGGGTTTTCCAATTGCCTCAATCTCTTCAACCGTCAGCCCTACCCAAGGGCGCACGTATTCTTGGATGTCATCGTCATCAGTCATTTGCTGTCTCCTTCTTTCTTAATTGCGCAAGCTCTTGGATTTTGTTGTATTGCTTTTCGCCAATACCGCAGTAAGCGCACACGCTTACTTGGTTCGGGTTTGTGTAAAAAAGATGGTATACATCCCCACACACATGCGGTTTTATTTTTTGTTTAGGCTCGGGAGATATCTCGTAGTCAGGTAGTAGCTGGCGTAACTCATGCGCCCTTTCTGGCCGCTTCATTTTACGTAAAGCTTTGGCCTCAATCTGCCGGATACGTTCACTAACTACATTAAACGTTTTCCCCACTTCCTCCAACGTGTGCTCCTTGCAACCTATACCAAAGCGCATCCGCAGTACCTTAGATTCTCGCGGTGTAAGGCTGTCAAGCTGTTTTTCCACGACAGTTACCATCTCGTGTTTGAGCACAGTTTCGTCAAGGTCGTCAGGCTTCATCAACTCGAGCATTTCTTCGGCGTGCATACCAAGGGCGGCACGCATACCTTCGGCACTGACACTGCGCTGTGCGGTATTGCGTTTAAGCTTCAGTGTCAGTTGCTCTGCTGTCCACAGATCGGTTGGCAAAGCGCACAACTCCTCCATGAGTAATTTGGCTACGGGGTTAAACTGTCCATCAACATTGATAGGCGGCTTGCGCATCCCAATCAGTTCATTCATCGCGTTTATGCCAACCCCAACATGGCGACAGAACGCGGCTACATTTTTATGCCCAGCGTCCTCAATCGCACTCAAGATCAGGTTGTTTCTAACTGTAACTTTGATGCGGTACTCGTTGATTGATTCGTCGTCATCGGTCATAGCAATTCACCTTTCTTCCAAACTTTATATTCAGCTTTGTAACGTTTCATAAACTCACCCATCGTGATCGGTGGTGGTAAGGTTTTATCTTTGTCCCACAACAAATACCAATCTTCTAATACAGATTCCAGTACATCAACGTTCAGGCCAAACGCATCCGCCACTGACTGCCATACACCATGTGCTGCTTGTGCCGCCGCCGCATTCCAAACACCTGCTATAGGCGACTCATCTTCAACAATGCATGACTCATCATCGTGTTCATTAACAAACATAATGTTGTACACCTTTGTAGCTTCTGCTGAAACATCGTGGCAATCGCGTGCCCCAGTAGCTTCAAAGTAGTTGTGCAAGTCATCGGCAGGGTCGTGCCAGTAGCCATCTTCTACCCGTGGTTCATCAAGAGAATCACGCCACGTTGTTATGAAATGCAGGGCTTCTTCCTTTGTTAATTTTTTAGTCATTGAATTCTCCCCCGTATAGACTCAACCTGCGCCCTTTCTTGATCCATCAGGTAGTCCCGTTGCTTAACCACTACTTCGTACATGGCGTCTAGGGTTTTAATGTTTGCCCGCAGTTTTTTAATTTCTTCTGCAGCTTCTTGGCATAGGCCAAACAGGAAAGCGTTGGCACGTTGTGGTGTGTCAAAGTTGCCGGGGTACACCTTCTCAGGGTCGTTCAGTGTGGTAACAATGTCGTTCATACCTTCTCCTTCAGCGTGGCTTCAAGCATATCAAGTGCCTTGTCCCATGCGTCATAGTCCAACTGATTGCTGAACGCTTTCATCACAAAGCGAGCCGCGCTCTCAACTTTCTTTAGGCGCTTGACCTCTGCTTCAAGGTCAGCTATTTGAAAATCCATCTCCCTTGTTTCTTCATCCATGTTATTCCCCTAGTTCATAAAAAATATCATCAATGACATCCCGCACACCCTCCAGTGTGTCGGCCATATCCGCTTTGTGTGTTAACTGCTTTGCTACAAGTACCCTGATACCCACGAGGGCTACGTACATATTCTTACCCTTGACCGCATACAGAAGTTTGCGTTCATCTTCGGGGTAGTTAAACTCCAGTACAGCTTTCATCTTTATCCTTTGGTGTTAACCAATACGCATCACCCACACGGTGCCCGATGGAAGGTATGTCATCCATGCTGTGCACCATGCTTAGCAATGCAATGTCTTTGCGTATCCATTCAGGCAATGCTTCGTGTGTATAAGACGCATTCATCTTAGCTACTGCGCCTTGAAATACCGTGATCTTCCAACGCCCCGTTGGGGGCATCTTCATAACCCGATACATACATTTTGAGTTCCGTTCCATTACTTCCTTAGATGTGCACCGTGACTCCATGCGGTGCGACTATGTGTTTATTGTTGATGCACCAAAGCACGGGGGCTGGCCAGTCACCACCCCAATCACCAAACACGTCACCATCCGTCAACATCACAATACAGTCCGGCACAATGCGCTGCTCACGCATATAGCGTGTGACGCAACTCGGCTCTGTACCACCCCCACCCTTGGGTCGTGTGCTTTGATGCAGTGTACTGATCGAATCGGCTTCGTAAATTTCGTGTGCCGCTACATTGTGCCCCCAATACATCAAGTCCACAAGTTCGGGTTTAACCGAATCACATACGCCCTGTACTTCTGCAAGGAACGTAGCCAACACCTTGTTATCAATCGAGCCTGATGTATCTGCACCAAGGGCAATACGAAACACGCTGTCGCTGTACGATGTGGGCGCCATGACATCTTGGCTCATGAACCTGCGGTCGATGCGTCTGTACGATGTGTAGTCATCACCGGGCTTGCAGTTGGTAATGAAGTCACGCAGTACCTCACGCCAATCCACTTTGGGTTTGAGCATCTCAAGTATGTTGCGATCCACGTTCGCACCTGCCTTGCTTGCAAAGATGTTGCCTTGTCGTAACGCTTGGTCAACTGCCTTGCTCAACTCATCAGCCTGCTCGTCGGTCAGCTTAGCCGCCCCATCCCAATCGTGTTGGTCAAAGCCCTTGGGCTTCTTGCCTTGCTTGCCGCCCTGCTTGAGTAGCTTGAACACCTCGCCTGCATCCATGTCGCGGTACTTCTCATCGACACACCCACCGTCAGGTAGTTTTACAAACTGATCTTTGTAGTATCTATCTTGGATGGGTAAGTTGATGACGTAGTCACACGCCATGTTCGCAAGCTCATGATCTTCGTCATGCAGGTAGCCCCAAGTACGCAGGTGTTTGAACGCGCAGTGCATCTTCTCGTGGAGCACAAGGCCCATAAGTTCAGCATCGGTCAGCTTCTCAATGAACTGCATACCATATTCGGTATTGAGGCAATCGGTACGCGCAGTCATCTGAGGGTCATCCACTACTTCGTTCTTACCCATAGGGATGATGCCTGCCAACCACATATATTCATGGTCACGTATCAGGGATACGTGGGCACGCTCAAGGCGTTGTGAAGGTGTTAGTTGCATAGTGACCTCACGCAAACAAGTATTGTTTATCGATAGCAAACTTGGTGAACTGATCGTTCTCTAATACAAACTGCTTGCTTTCTTTCTTGATGATGCTGGTACAGAACAATGCCTGCACCTCGCGTTGCATACGAGCCATGTACGTCATCCATGAGTCAAGCGTATCCTCGGTCACCCAGTTCAAGGCTTGGTACGCAAGCATCAACCTGCTTGGTATTTGGTCAGGCAAACGGGCGGTGTCGGGGTTGCTGATGATCTCGGCACGCTTGGGCAATGAGTCACCCATAGAAATCCACGACTGAATATCAAGGGCAGCAGGTGCACCAATCGTACCAATCAACGCTGTCTCCAACGCATTGGGTGTAAACAAGTGGCGCTTGTTGATGATCTTGGATGCTTGCTCCAATGATCTGTGTGTCACGAACGCAGACCGCTGTGCCTTGGGGTGATAGATCA